CCTAAATGAAAAATTCTCATATTTTATTGATTATCAATCCATTCCAATCCTAAACAAATTGCCATTAATTTAGTCCAATCTGAACCATAATTATTTTTTAAATAATGTTGTAAAATAGTGTTTAATTCCCCACCATATAAAAATTCTTAATGCCTTTCTTTGTCTTGGTTTAGTTTCTTTAAAAAACTCTTCATAAACCCTAATAACTTCTGTTCTTACCATTTCATATTTTATTGATTTGATCCCAATCTCTTAAAAAATCTAATATTGATGGATAATTTACCCGACCTGCTCCGCACTTCCTACGAACATGAATCCATCCGTTTATCACACCAATACGAATCTCATATTCTTTATGCTTGTATAATCCTTTTTGACCAATGAACTTTGCTTTGAACATAAAACAAAGGTAATTATTTTTATAACATTATCAACAAAAAAAAGACCTGCCAATTTCTTGACAGGCCTTTCCACCTTATAACCTATTAACCAAAATAGTCTTAACTTGGATTTGCGTTCATAGAACCTGTTACAAATGCATCAGTGTAGTAGATTGGCAATGCAACTCTACCCTCAACACGAACTGTAATTTTGTTCTCTCTCACGTTTGTTCCATCTTCTTCAAAGAATCTAACAATTGGATTTTCGCGTACAAATAACTGCGCACCTTTCGCCCAATCTCCAACTAGGTACTTATCATCAGCCATTGCAGTTGATTTGAATACCGGAATGCCTGAGATATACATTTGGCCATTGATTGAGTTTACAACCCCTAATCCTGGCAATGTGTACTCATTAGTTGTTGATCTAGTAAGCAATAGAGCATAATACTGCTCAGGACTTAACAAGATACCATTTGCAGAGTGATTGTTGCTTTCGATTTGAGCGATTGAATCAATCAATTTCTCAACTTGGATAGTTCTGAATCCAGTATAAGCCTCAGCGTTTGTGATCAAACCACCTAGATTTGGAGAAGTTCCATTACCGTTAAGCAATTGATTATCCTCAGCATCCAAATAAGACTCTAACAAGCGTGATTGTAGGTATGATCTCATAGCTGAAATATCATCCAATGCCTTGCGGGTGATACGTAGGTAACCTGCAATAAATTCAGATGGAGCAACCTGCTCAGTTAAATCAAAATCAATTTGAGATTTAGTACCTGAATTATCAGCCCATGCCGCAACAGAACCCTCAGAACCAGTTTCCTGTAAGTAATGGATAGCAGATGTAGACATAACTCCAGTTGGCAATAACGCGCGAACGTGTAATTTACGCGGAGCAGCTGGAAGGATACCAGGTAGCATCTGAACGTTTGCAGCTGAAAGGTCAGTAATATTGCCTAATGACATATCACCAACTGTTTTTAATTCCATTGCAAATTGTTTGATTTCTTTTCTGCGGAATTTCTCAATATTATCAGAATTCTCATCCATAGCATTAGAAAACGCCTGATTGAAAGAAACTGGAGCAGATGCTTTAGCCTCCATCTTAAAGCGGTTAGCCTCAGATTTTGCCTCTAGTAATTGCTTATCCATCTCATCAATTCTAACATTTGCAGACTTAACCGCATCCTCTAACTTTGCATCAACTGCCTTTGTAGCTTCGCTGATAGCGTTTGTGATGATAGCCTTCGCCTCATCCAATGTTTGTGCCTTGTTTGCGTTTAGCAAATCCTGGGCCTTTTGTTCTAAATTTTCCATTTTTATCTTTGTAAATGTTTTATTAATTCTGTTAATATATTCGGCTCATCAGCCTCCGGAGTGACAATTGCCGGCTCCTCAGTTAATAGTGAATTTTTTCCTAAAGTGAAAGCCTCTAATTGAAATTGCTTTAATGCTATCTCCAACCTGCCAAAACCCTCATCTGTTAAAGTGCCATCCTTTAATAGCTTAATCATTTTACTAATCTGATCGTTAATCTCTGCCATTGTTAAGGATTTAAACCCTGTAAATGGAGTTTCAGGATTTGCTCCCAATGTAACATTTGACCCCTCGTATAACTTAATTTCTTTAATTGTACGTATGCCAGTCTTTTGATCATAATCAGCTTTTACGGTACTAAACCCAATTGAATGCTGAACTACAATGCCCTCAGCATATAATACTAAAGCATCTTTGCCGTATGATGTCGGAGCTATTTTAGACTCAAAGTAAATGCCTTTCTCTTGAGCTTCCAATACTGTTGGCTTCCCATGCGGCTGGGCCCAGTTGTGCTGATTTAAAAAGAATATTTCATTTGATCCCATTGGGCCACGTTCTGCAATCGTTTTGTTTGCTGCGCCGGATGCTATAATATCCTCATCATAATCAACATTGCCAAATTTTGACCAGTAACCGGTTACAGTCATAGATTTTGCATCTATGTCCTTAATCTCAGCCGTAAAGTTTTTATATTCCAATAATCCTTTCATGTCCTTACAAATATATTAATTTTTTAAATATCAAATTATCCTTTTAAATACGGCGGAGTCCTAGGCTTTAATATAGGTAATCCATCGCTATCTAATATTGCCTCAGTTGCCATTACACACCTGCAATTTACAACCTCTTTAGCTGGAGCTGATGGATCGCCTGGATACAACATTGGAACTCCACCAACCATAAAAGGCTGATTAATTGCAATTGGCTCTTTTGTCATTAATAAATGACTTCGCCTTGTACGCTTATCTTTTGTATTAATCCAAAACTTTGCAACCTCATAGTCTGAACTTTCAGCCCCTAGATTAATCCCATGATTTGCGGCGGTTGTGGACTCTGTCCTAGCAATTACTAAAGACCTTGCACGATTAAATGCCGGATCATTTAATGTTTGCTCAAATAACTTTGCCTGATCTCTACGGCTTAAATTTTGGCCCAATATATTAGCCAATACGTTTTTAATCTTTTCTCTAGTTGTATCATCAATTCCGCTTACTTTCTCCCCACCAATTAAACGAAAATACTCAACCATCTCAATATACCATTGAGCATTAAAAAAATCTATTATAAAATCTTTCTTGGTTTTAGGTACTGAGTTTCTTATCCAGTCGTATGAAAATGTTGCAGCTGATACACCAACCCTGCCATATATGCGCTCTAATGCAGTATATAATGGTTTTTGATCTACCAAGAACTGAATGTATATCTGCAAATCATCAAAATTATCCTCATTTGTAAAATCAGTAATGGCAGCTATCTGCTCATCCAATGCCTTTTTTATTAGCGGATATGCATACTCCTCATACTCTTTATGAAGTTTTAGATACGTTTTATGATACTTTACACTACTTGCCATTTATGCTTGCATTGTTGTATGCTTGATCTAAACTTAAATCCTCAATCGGAACCAGGTTAGCCGGTACATAAACTTTCTCCATTTCCGGCGTGCTTATTTTATCATACCCCTGAGCAATTCTTTTCTCATCCGGAGTGATCCAATATGAATTAGCCAACCATTCGGTTAGCTTTTGCATATCCTCTTGCATCTCAGGATAGCTGCTAAAATCAAAATCAAAGTAGTATTTTTTTCCGTAAGCTTTTGCATAAGGCTCACAAACAAATTTGTTTATTGAGTCCCTGATCTTTCTAGATAGCGGAGCCGTAGCATTATAAATTAATTGCTTAGATGCCCAACCCATGTTATTATCCGTAGATGCCGACTCACTACCTGAGAATTGAATAGGAACGTGAAAAGCAGTATATATCTTTCTTGTATCTATGTTTAGGCTTTCAATTAATTGTAAATCAGTTGAAGGCAATCCGATCTGAGTCCATTTAAGCGGCCCTGAACTTGGGAATATCCTATCCATTAAGCTCTCACCTCTTTTGGCATCAACTATCTTCTCTTTCAACAAGTTCATTTGATCTTTAGTAAGCGCGGCGCCATTACCATCAGGTGAAATAAATCCCATAGCGCCACCGTTCCTAATTTGCTTTAATAATTCATTATCTCCCTCATTTTCTTTCAATACGTTCCGGTAAATCGCTTTAATTGGTGACTGTCCGTAAAGCTGAGCGCCTGTTAGCGTAAAGTCCGGATTGAAGGATTTGAAATGCGCAACCTGGCGGGCCGGTAATGGTATCTCATCAATATAAATTGAGGTTAATCCATAACCCTTAATTGGCTCAAACATTCCGCCTGAGATAATCTCAACAAATTGACTAGGCAAACAATAAAGCTGGGACCAAATTTGTTTTTCGGTCATCATCTCATCCTTACCATTTCCGAATATGTATCCATCTCCAGTGCAAAGGTAAAACCCAGCTAAATCAGTCATCCACTCCTCATAAGTCTGTAATGGATTAGGTTTAGCTAATAAGTCTAAGATTGGATTGCTTTCTACCTGATTAAACATCTGCTCTTTAAGTTGCAGCGTTCTCATCTTAGCTGATGCACCCTCAGCCATTGACATATTCTCATATATCTTTAAATCCTTTTTAGTTACACCCTCTTTTATTTCATATAAAGCATAAGCGCATTCAGCTACTTTTTTACTGATAATATCAATACAAGTATATACATCCGCATTCTTTTGGAACCCCTGATCTACAAACTTGGCCTTATCCTCAAAATCTAATACAACCTGGTTATTGCCTATCCATCCGAATACATTTTGATTGTAAAGGTTAGTTGTTACATCTCTTTGCATTCCTGGCATCAATGCCATTAATTGACTTGCCGCTGCCTTCTCGATATCAGCCTTAAAAAACTTTTGTAGTATGCCCATAGTTACCATTCAAATGAATATTCCTGTACAAATTTAGATGCTAACTTATTCAACGCTACGTATCTTAGCGGATCTATTAAGTGATTATAAGCATCAATAGGCTCATTTAGCATTTTGCCTAATTTATCTTTTTTCCAAATATATGAATAAAGTTCCTTTTTTAGATTATGACTGTTTGCTGTTACGTTTATTTTATACCTTTTCAATATGTCTATGCCTTGCTTAATACTATCCGGGCCTTTCATTGCTCCATGAATGTTAAACCCCTCCGCATAAATTTCCTGAATAGACTTAGGCTCAGCGCTATCCGCTATTATTTCATGCTCCGGACTAACTTTAAAATCTCTTAATTTTTGGCATATATCCATATTGGTTAATCGGGTTTCATAACACATTTCATTAACCCATAATTCTCCGCCTGACTTATAAACCTCTATTATGCCGGTCGGATCGTTTGTAAAACCAAAGTCAATACCATAGCTAATTAACTCCGCATCCTCCGGAATAGCCTCGCATACTGCCCAATTCCTAAATATAACGCCTTCAATTTTACCGGTTAATCCTCTAGCGTAAACGTGCCATAACTCTAAATCTAGCTCCTTAATATCCTCAATCCTTTGATGATCATCCTCAGATAAAAATGGATTATGTCTATGATCTGATATTATTAGCTTTGTGTCAGGCTGACCAATTAGCTTAGTATGGGCCCAAAATTCATTAGTCGGATTATAATCTAGGAATATTTGCCCTCTAGTCCTGATTGCTAACTGCCAATAAATCTGATAGCTTATTCCATTTGCTTCATTGCAAAATAAATAATCCCTTTTACCATTCTTTGCGGATTGCTCATTTTCAAAAGACACAAACTCAATTAAAGATCCATTCTTAAAATAGATTATTCTTTCTGTTTTATTCCAAAACTTTAATTGTGATTGTAAGTATTTATTATCAGTAAAGATATTTTCCGCATCTCTATAAGCTCCTTTGCGCAAGTTAGGCAATGACTCCCCAGCTACTGTAATTACTGATTTAGGCTCATTGACTGCCTTATAGTATAACAGTTGCATGATTGAGTAGGTTTTGCTTGAAGCCGTTCCTCCCTGATTTATTAAAACCTTTTCTTTAGCCTCATAATTTTCGTAAAATACCGGCGAACAATCAAACATCTATTTCGTTTTCGCTATGTGATAATGGAGGCGCATTATTGTAAACATTTGGAGCCGGAACCCTAAAATTAATATCTCCATCCAATGTTAAGTTTTGAGATGCTTTGCCATAGGCCCTATCTAATAATACCTCAGCGGCCCTAACATCTCCTTTAACTGCCTTAGATCTTAATGCCATTAATATAGCTTTAGCCGCCTCAATTCCATCCTTCTCTTCTCCTAATACATCAGCCAATAAAACATCCAATCTTGGTATTTTCTTTACTGCTCCTTTAGGATTGCCTGATACACCTTTTTTAAACTGAGTGTTTTTACCCCTCTCAATTAATTCCTCTCTGCTTGTATTCATTATGCACCTCCTTTAAATAATCTTTAAACTGTTTTTTATCTCCATATTTTATATGGCAATCCCTGCACAACGCCTGCAAATTTTCAATAGTATCCGCCTCTTTAGTGCCCCCCATGCCTCTACATTCTATATGATGTATATCAACCGCCTCGCATCCGCAAACTTCGCAAGGAATAAAATCCGATTGGTCAAAGCCAAAGTATGTTAAATATAGTTTAACGTGTTTTTTCAAATGCTTTTCCGTTTAATTTAATTTCAATATTTGGGTCTAATGCTATCATTCTATTTACTATTACATCGCAGTATTTAGGGTCTAATTCCATTCCGTAACATTTACGTTTAAGTTGATGTGATGCTACCATTGTTGAACCTGATCCTAAAAATAAATCTAATATTTTATCTCCTAT